GGCTCGCTTGCAGCTTTGCTCTAACGGCGCGGTGTTCCCGCCAAAAAGTGCCGTCAATGAAAAATCGTTCGCCATGATTGCTCACAGCGGGATGTCAAAAGGGCTTTTAGAGTCCTGAAACCTTCAAGCCTGGATACTTTTTAGCGATCTCCTGCCACTTCCCAAAGACTCCCTTTTTCATGTTTCTAGTAAAATATCCCGCGCGTCCGTTGATCGCTTTAGCAAGTGCGCCTTTGCCGTTGGCGTTGATCATCGTGATCATGGAATTGGAAATCCTGATGAAAAAGTTTCCTCGCTTGCCCTTTTGTTCGGATTTTACCTTTTGCGGGTAAGGCTTTTGTTTCACCGTAGCTTTTTGGACATAGGCCGGAGCATTGATCGGAAGGCCAAGTGATTCAGCGATTGCCATCCATGACTGTTTTGCAAGCCCTCGCCTGCGCAAAAGTTCCTGCATCTTCTCTTTGGTAATTTTCTTCCTGTCGTATCGGGATCGGATCTTTGAAGCATCGGCGGAGACCGTAAGATTCATGGCTTTCTGCAAAACGGCAGACGTCTCGCTCTTGATGACTTCTTCGATCCCGACCCCCGATTGACGCGAGAGTTCCTTGATCGCTTTGTTAAAATTTGTCGCGTCTACTCGGATGCTCACTCTTCCTGCCCCATGTCAATCGACGCAAACGCCATTAGCTCGTCGATCTGGACGACGGGTGGAGGTTGCTGTTTCACCGTCCAGCAATCATGAGATCGCAAAGCAGCGTGGTAGTAGGCATTAACCCGATAGACGGGAATTTCATCCATCAGTTCCCGCTCTGAAAAGCCTCCTTCCTTGGCTAGCGTGAAGATCAACGCTGCCAGAGAAGGAGGCTCTATGAGTTTGGGGGTGGCTGATCCTTTGAGGTTGAGGAGCTAGGTTTCGGGACGACCTCGACTTCTGTCTCTTTTTCCAGCCCCGTGACGGTCACAAACCACTCACTTGCGGCTTTCAAATCTTCCGTGGTCAGGGTTTCAAGGAAGCGATCTTTATCCACCAGATACGCCTCGCGGTTGAGCGTGTTAATTGCCACCCGTTCAATGGGTGCGGCGATGAGGTAGAGAAATGCCAAGAGCATTTCCTCCGCTTGTTCCTCGCCTTCCTGTGGAAGCCACCGCATGAGGCGATGCAGTTTCAGTTTCACACCCATGCTGTAGGGGCGAACCTTGACCCCTGCGATGATAGGTTCCTCTTGGTAAATGCGCTCGTTGATGTCGCTCATAGCTTGGCAAGGATCCTCTGACGCTCTTCCTCGGTAGCCTTGGCCGGAATGAATGCAGCACGGCCTCCACGGGTCACCTTGATCGTCGGTGAGGCGTTCCGGATCTCGTTGCGGAGGGATTGCACGTTCTCCATCAAACACCGCATGAACGCAATCGGGTGATCTGGATTAGCCATGATCCACGACTTGTCATTCCACCGCTTCAGAAACTCCCCTTGGCTGATCTTCTCGCCATCAAATGCCTTAAACTCGATCTCCGATGACTTCAAAAGCCAGACAACAGTCCGGCGAGGCTTGCCATCCGGCCCTTGCTCAATGGTATCAAGATAACCATTCTCTGAGAGATTGCCCCCGCAAGTAATGGAGGCGGCGACGGCGTGCGTATTAGGTGACGACAGGGGATGCTCATTATCCACAAGCACCGAGAGTTTTTCGTGTAGGTTCATAAGAAAATGTCAGGAAGAGTCAGGCTAGGAAGCCCCAGGGAACCATTTGCCCTTGTAGCTCCAGCTCTGGAAGTCGTCGGCCTTTTCCGTCTTGCTGAAAGAGTCGATGATGATCACCCCGCCAGAAATCGTGCTTGGGATGTTGGAGGTAGCGACTCCGAGAGTGATGGATGGATAATCTCCCTGCCCGTCCACGCTGAATTCACCCGTGGGATCAAAGGTTGCGGCAGTCGAGAATGCTCCCGAGAAGTCCTTCAGGACTTTGGTCTCGACTTTTTTAGAAGTGGTGACCTTGGTGATAACCCCAGAGGTGAAAGAGGAGATTCCGATTCCGGCGGTGACGGCAGACATGGATTTGGTCAGTTAGGGGTTAGCTCCACTTCATTGCGGAGATCGAGAAGTCGGGGAAATCGTCCTGCGACTCGTCCACGCTGATCTCGGTCACGACGACCGTGCCGGAGGAAATGGAAGAGGTGGCGGCAACCGTGGAGAGTTCGGCATTGCCCTTACCCTTGACGCTGATCTTGGTCTCAGTCATCGCCACGGGAGCGGCCTGAACGGTCACGCCGCTGGCGTTTTTGATGGTCTTTACCTCTCGGGAAATGTCCTGCGTGACCTCATTGATGACGCACCCTGTGGGAGCGGTCACAAGCCCTTGAAAAGTAGTGGAAACGCCAATAGTCGCGGACATATTATTTGGAAGGTTCTGGGGCGGGTTCAGGAGTCGGAGCGGGAGCCGGAACGATCACGTCTTTTTCAAGAATCAGCGGATTCGGCTTGGGCTTTGAATCGTCGGCCATGAAGGATCTCGGGTTGTCAAATGTCATTCGGAGACACCGATCACAGCGTCCACATCAGCGACCCATGTGTGGCTGTCTTGGCTGCATTTCGCGCCCGTGATCCAGACTCCACCGAACGTCGGGATGCCCGATCCGGTAGGCCAATTCGTGGAGAGGTAGGAAGAAGTCAGCGCACTACGGACAGCGTTGATCGTCGTCACCATCTCGGTCTTTGAATCAGCACCGAGGAGAGCCGGAGAGACGATCTTGACCGTCACTTGTGCCTTGTGCGTGTCCCCCACGACGTGATCCAACTGCGCGACGGAAATGATGAGATTCAGGGACTCCGGCGTTAGCTCTTGGTAATCCGTCCCAAGGTAAATCTGCGTTGTCGGGAATGCCGATGCCGCGAACGCCGTCTGCAACGTGGTTTCTACAACGAGAGGATTCATGGCTATTCGCGGATTGCAGTCACCAGCACCTCGGCAGAGAGGGGAGATCCTGGGAGGTTCGTGGATGTCTCAACGCGATACGTCACAGCTTCCTCGACAAGCGTTAGCTTCGTTCCGACAGCCGGACGGGAAGCCCGTGCAACAGGCCAACGCACCTTAATTGTCTTGTCCGTGTTGAATCCCCCAGTCTCAAGGCTCATCGTCGGCTGTGGAGTCGTGACGAAAGCATAAAAGGGATCAGCCGTCCCAAGCTGAATCAGCGTCCCGAATGTGTCCGACAATTCCAGCGCGACCCGTTTTGCAAATGATGAGATAGCTGATCGCTGCATACAGAGACACACACCTGTCAAAAACAGAAAGAGGGTGCCCCGTGAGAGGCACCCCCGTTTCTTGTTTCCCGTCCTGAATTAGCCGAGAAGGATTGCCGAGTGTTCAGGCTTGATGACCTTCACACCCCAGACCGCTGCGATCTGGTAGGTGATCTTGCGATAGCCGGGATAAGCCGCAATCTCAAAGCTGATGCCGGAGCGGTCATCGGTGATAACCTCGCGGAAGCGAGCGATGTCACCCTCCTGAGGAAGCTCAGGGAGACGGGTGGCGAGGAGGATTGCATTGCGGCTGAATCCGACGTTACGGGCGGCAGTAGCAACCACCGTGATGGCACGGGTAGCGGCAGACTGAGCGACGCGGATGCCGGGAGCAGCGATGGTGATCGAGTCACCAGAAGCAGGGTTGCTTCCGGCAAAGCTGACGCTGGTCACGACATACTTATTGCTGTCGTTGGCGAGGGTGATGATGTCACCAGCGGCGACCAGACCAGTGCCAGCGGCAGCCAGCGGCAGGACAGTCTGTCCAACCGTGAGGGCGGCATTGCTGGTGGTAGCGGAAGCCATCGCGCCAGCGGCAACGGTAGGCACCTGAGCCGACTCGCGGAACTTGAAGCCGTTCAGATCCATGATCACGCCCTGCGCGGTGATGTCACCGTTGAGGGAGGTGTTGGCGTTGAGCGGGTTGTTGAGCAGAGTGCGGATCGAAGCACCTGCGGCGGTGTTCATCACGAGCGAACGATCCGAGCCAGGAGCACCGTTGTCGTCCAGAATCTTGCGGAGCTGGGCGGCCTCGCCAAGGTTCGTGCCGAACGGAGTCGTGCCAGCGGTTCCGTAAGCGCGGGAAGCGTTCAGGTAAGCAGCATTGGCGATGTCGGTTTCAATTTCATTGACGAGGCCGCGAATGGCCTGGGCGATCTGATTCTGCTTGATGGTCAGGTATCCAGCACCCTGATTCATCGCATACTCTTCCTCGCCGCTCCAGCTAAAGGGATATGCACGGGCCTTGGTGAGGGTCAGAGTCTGGTTGCCCACGGTCTGATTCGCTTCCGAGGGAAGCGACATCGCCGGAGTGATGTCGAGACCAGCCGTGTTAGCGGCGGTCTGAGGAACGCGAAGGTTCTGGTTCTGGGCGACGCGATCCGCTTTAGGATCACGGGCGACAGAAGGGATGAATCCCACAAGCTCGCGTGAAACGACATCCAAGGCCGCATAAGCGTCAGGGATGAGATTGGTGAGGGTGTTGTTAGCCATGACAGTGTGTTAGGTTGAGTGTTAACTAAGGGTGAGTTGGATTGTTGGTTAGTCTGTGAGCCTGCCGCCGCTTCGGAAGAAGGCAGACTTTTGAGCAGGAGCGAGTGCCTGAAACGCTTCAAGGGTCAGCGTCTTTGATGCGGCAATCTCAGGGGCGGTGACTTTTGCCTCCTTCTTTGCGGAAGCGACTCCAAGGGAGGCTTCCAGCTTTGAAAGCTGATCCAAAACATTAGCTAGGTTCTTCTCGGCGGCTTCTGCGCGGTTGAGATAGCTAGTGGCGAGGGCTTGGATCTCGTTGAACTTGGCAACGAAAGAATCGGCGTTGATCGCGGCGACCGGAGCGGCGGGAACTTCCTCGGAGGGCTTGCCTTCGATCTTTTCGACGACTTCCTCCACCACTTCCTCGACCTTTTCGGCAACTTCCTTGACGACTTCCTCGACCTTCTCAATGACGGTCTCAGGAGCCTCTACAGCGGGAGCGGCAACGGGAGCCGGAGTGACTTCGGGCGTGGCGACCACTTCAGGAGCGGTCTCTTCGGAGTTTTTAGGCGTAGCCATGCCTTTTTTAAAGTTGTCAAATCGCGCCTTGTGGTCTTTCTCCGAGACCTTCGCCATCGCGGGGGAGTTCTCCGTGATCCCGTCACAGAATCCAAGGGCGACAGCCTCAAGCGCATCCATCCATGTTTCCTCGTCCAGCATGGTCTGGATCTCGGACTCATCCATGCCCGTCTTCTTCGCGTAGACGCTGATGAGTCCCTTCTCAAACTTCTCAAGCAGCGAGGCATCTTTCCTAAGATCCTCGGCATCTCCCATGCTTACCGTGGAAGCCCGATGAATCATCATCATGGCCCCTTCCGACATGAAGCACTTGTCAGCCGCGCAAGCGATGACCGATGCCATCGAAGCGGCAAGACCGTCAATCCATGCCGTGAATCCGGCCTTGTGGCGGCTTAGTGCCGCGATGATCGCTTGACCGTCAACGATGCTCCCTCCGGGGGAATTGATTCGGAGGTTGAGATGTTTTCCGTCGAGGTCTTTAAGACCCTTGATAAATTCTTTGGCAGAAACGCCCCACCCGCCAATTTCATCGTAGATCTCAACATCTGCGGAGTCAGCGGTCTTGTTAGTGATGGCATACCAGTTCTTGGACATGACCTTCCGGCCATGTCAAAAATCACTCTCCGTCGTCTTCTTTTGGAGCTGGTTTGGCAGGAGTAGTTTTTGCGGGGGGAGCATCATCGTCCTCCTCATCGCCATCTGGTTCAACGGGAGCATTCGCCATCGGCGATCCTGGTGCCGGAGGGAATACCTCTAGCATGTTCAGCTCAACGCCTTCCTCGGCAGCGATCTGATCCACCATCTTCTTTTTCCGTGCATACCCACGGATGATGTCCTCGGTTTCTTTTTCGGCATCTTGACCAAGCTCTGCGAAGTAACGCGACTCAGAGAGAAGGCCGGAGCGGACGAGATTAAGCCTCAAGGCTCCATCTCTGCCCGTGTCCACCGTAAGCCTCTGCGGAGCTATCCAATCCGATCTCCACCAATCGTCGCCGGGGTATTCCAGATCGCCGTTTTTAATCGCCTTCCAGACCCAATACTTCCAAAAGCGACGGCAGAATTGATACTCCAAAAGCTGCCGGATCTCCGTGAAGAATACTTCTGAATCCTGAAGGATGTGGCGAGTGACGGCACCCCCTACCCCGCTGAAGTTCCAGAGCAATTCGGGGGAGCATCCCGCCGACCATGCGATGGATCGGACGATGAACTCCGTCCACGGTGCGAAGTTGAGATTTGGTCGGTCGAACTCATGCGCGGAGAGCTTTTCACCGGGCTTGAGTTGGATATTCCCGACCCCCGACACAAGGCGGTCAAAGTTGATGCTTTCCTCACTCTGATTGCTCGTTGCGGTAGATGAGCTTCCATCCGATGCGGCAGACCCACCGATATTCGTGCGGGATAGCTTCTTGACCGATGCTCCAAAGGAAAGGTTGCCGGCGTCCGGCGACTCAATGACCAAGCCGACCTTGGTATTCATCTTGGCCGACAACTGCTCATTATCGATCATTTCGCGAAGGTCTTGAATCAACGACTTGGTGGCACAGAGCCAAGTGATCCCCCGTTGAAATCCGTAGCGATGAATCTTGCGAACATGGATGATGTCGTCAGCGGTGATGTCCTGAGGTGACGACTTCGGGTTCATCGGATCATTGACGATCCGGTAGGCAACGGGGCGGTTGTCATCGTTCACCTTCACGCCGTCAACAAATCCATCCTGCGCACTTAAAGTCAGCGGCGAGCCGACATACTCAGCCGTGATGAACCTCGCCATTGCGTTCCCTTCTTGGCTCTCCGCAAGCTGGGCGAACATCTCCCCGTCGCAGATCATCTGCTCCACGATCATGCGTTGCGCTTGGTAAAAATTGACCTGCGCGGCCTTATCGAATGCGAACGCATCGTTCGCCACCCGATCCTCAAAAAGCTGCTCGACTTGTTTGTTCCATGCGTGGTTAGAAGTCCTCGCCTGTGGCACCAGACCGTTGCCCACGGCATAGCGGGAAATCCCTCGCACGATACGGGCGGCGATCGCGGAGTTATTCACCAGCCACCGCGCATCATTCAGGAGCTTGATGCGATCCCACGCCTGAAGTTCCTTCTTCGACTCAATGCTCGTTAGGTAGAGCGTCGGCCTGTTGTAGCTAGGCAACGCCTCTTCAAAGGATCGGTTTTGCGGCAACTCCTTTTTCGGCCTACCAGCACCTGGGCGCACCCCTCCCCGATTTGATTTTTTGATTTCCTTTGATTTTACGGCCATGTCTGCGAATTGGTGTCAAAAGGCCCGCGATTCCTGCTCATGTCCACCTTCGTGAAAAGTTTCCGAGGTGCGGTAATATCCACGGGATCAATCACATCCAGAATGTCCATGCAGACGGAAAGGACATCATTGGTGGACATCACAAGCTCCCCCTGCGCATGGGAGCCGTCACTTGAAAGCGAGGTAATATCAACCGTGGCTTTGCCGTTCATCTGGGCATCAGCCGCCCGTCCCGCCATCTGGGAAATCGTTTGAGCGGTGATCTCTCCCGTTGCGACTCGGCGCATCAGGAGTCGCTTGAATCCCGTAAAATCCCGATTTGTTTGATTTGCGCCGACGGCCATGATGCCGCCGCGATGTCAAAATGGCTACAACGCTGCAAACTTCCCACGGCAGATTGCTTTCCCGACCAGATTGAGCTTTGTGCAGTCCCCAAAGTGATCGTTCCTTACCTTCTTCCAGACCTTGTTCACGCGATCATCGGAAACGATCTTCCTCTGCCCCATGTGACCAAGTAGGAACGCCTCAGAGATGTCGTGAGGAAACCAGAGTCTCGGGTGTTCCTTGTTCGCAATCTTGCGCTCGTATAGCTCGTTCTTGAACTGGAAATCCACGAACGTAAAGAGTTCCAAGTTGCTGTAGTTCTCCAATTGCGACGTTCTCCATGTCCCGTGCATCGCGCCAGATCCTTTGGCTGGATACAGCAGCCCCATGGACTGCAAACAGACTGCATAGACGTGCTCGGTGTAATCGCCGGAGTCGATCAGCCCACTCGTCACCATGCAATCCAGATCAGTGCCTTTGATCGGATATCGGAGGTTTGGAATGATCGTCAGTAGATCCACGGGATCAAGGCATGTTCCTTCATCAATGACGTAGCTCTGCCCATCGGCTCCATGCGCCATGACGCTCCAATGGGTCATTTTCTCGCCTACGTCTGCCCCTAGCGTCACCAGCACGGGATCAATCGGGCATTCGTTCAATCGGTATTCATCCGTCCGCATGCTCAGAATATCGGCATCCTGAATTCTGGTAGATTCAACCTCCCACACTCGCGCCGCTCGCTTCATGGTGAATTTCTTCAGCGGCTCAATATCGCCCTTATGCTTTGCGGCGTGAGCATCGATCCATTCCACGACTAGATCTCCCCAAGGAATCCACCAGACTGCCCACGCCGGACAAGTGAAGCTCGTGACCCGTGACATGGGATGCGGGTTGAATGGGCGATATGATCCCGACATTGCCAGCTTTCTCCGGTTCTCCGAGGTGTCAGGAAATGTCACCGCGCAATCTTCAAACTCGCATTCGTAGCGGACGGTTTGTTTTGTTGCCTCGCGGTCAATCGTCTCCGTGTCGGGAATTTTCTGATCATCCCACTTAATCTGCTCCCACTTATAGACCTGCCAGCGTCCACAGGACGGGCATTCAAATCCCCTCCTGCGGTCGTCTCCGTCCTCGTATTCTTTATCCATGTCGTGGGGAAGCTCCTTATCGGTCTCCCATCCCTGCGTGACCAAAATCGTCTTTCTGTTCCATCGGTCGTGATGACGGGCTTTCATCTCCCCAATCATTCCCTTGTCCCATAGCCACGTCTCATCCCCGTAGCAGTAGCGCATGCTCTTTGCTTGGAGTCCGGTGATGTTCGCTCCGGTCAAAAACATACTCATGTGAGGGAAGAGGATCTCGGTCTTCCTCTTGTCGTGCCGATCCATTTCATCCATCACCGCCGCGATCGGAGCGCATTCTTTCAGCTCGGGAATTAGTCGGGACTCTCCCCAATCTTTGATCTCTTTGTCAGTCGCGGCAACGATCAGCATCGGCCCTGGCTCCACGCCGATTGCAAAGATGCTTACCGCCTCCATGACCGTTGTCTTCCCTGCCCCCGTGCAAGCCCTCACGACGACTTTCTGGTGCTGAATGTCACAGCAAGCCTCGATGATGTCGGTCAGGTGCGGAGCATTGTTCCGGTCGAACTTCGTGCTTCGGGCTGAGTGAGGAATCTTGAAGTGTTTCTCAAGCCAGTCCACTGCGCTCCCGACATGGCGGCGGAACAACCCTTCCTTGAATCCCAGAGCGGCAGGGTCTTTGGTCATACTTGATCAAGCTGGTGGTGGATGCGCTCAATGAGGATGTCCATCTCTGCGTCAAGAACGGTTCTCACCCCTACCTCATCGAGTCCGGCCAGTTTCCCTGGAGCATTGTTTCGGAAGCTGTTCATCTCTGCCGACAGAATCGCAGCGATCTTTCGGGTCGATTCTCGAACTGCCTGTTTGGTCATTACTGACCCTTCCAGTAGTTCGCGCTCAATCTTTGCTTTTGCTGCCTGTTCCTCGCGCAAGTCTGCGGTGGCTTTTTCTTTTCGTTCCTTGATTGCTTGGAAGGTTTCCGATCCCTGCCCGTTGGCGATACGACGATTCGCCGTGCTTTTTGTTATATTTGCACGTTCTTCCAAGGCTTTCCTTTCAGCATTAACTTTCCTTGCCATGTTATTTACTCTGTGTCAATCGGAGCGCGATTATTTACGCTGTTCTCATAAAAAAACATAGCGATGCGGCAACACTGCCCGAAAATTTTTATTTCAAATAGATTCCTTAGACGGGTGGGTGATTTGCTTTCCCCTCAACTCCCTCCAGAACTCCTTGAATTGCCTACGTAGCTTGCGCGACTCAAGAAAGCGGTCGCAAGCCTGTCCCACCTCAATAGCGAGGTTGTCCAGAATCCTCTCGCGCCGGTCATCATCTCCATCCCATTGATCCTCTTGGGAAATGTGATGTGTCTTGCCGTTGAGCCGGATCATTTGTGCGTTTCTAGAAATTCATTGATCTGTTTCCACTCCTCAACCATTGGCCGGAGTGCATCAGCCGCTAGCTTTAAGTATTCCACATTCCCCGTGTCGATAGCCTTTTTCCACCTTTCACGTAGATCAGAAAACATCTTCACAAATTTGGCTGTTACTGGAATCGGATCGGATTCTTCCTTTTCGTCAGTTATCTTTGCGGATACTGAAAACCCAAGTTCCGTAATGATTTCAGACTCAACTACGAGTGCTTTATGAAACCCCCATTTCTTCTCGAAAAACTCGCGGCAGTCCTTGTCTCCCTTGCTTGCGAATTTACGTAGGAAGCGCATGGTTTTCCATGCTTCCTTGACTGCTTGCTCGGATGCGTTTTCTGGAATAACTACCCCTGAAGGCGTAAGCGTGATTCCGTAATGCTGTTCAAGTGTTAGTTGCATTGGTCGTGGTTGGTTAGTTGTTTCCTTTTTTCTTCTACCATTTTTAGAAGTTCGATGTTTCGCTGATACTCGGTGATCTTGTCTGGATTTTTACCGCGCCTTGTTTCCCATCCTTCTTTTGCGGATTTTCTATATGTCTTTGAACTTTCAACCATTTTCTGTCCCCTGGCGTGGATTCCAAAATCTCTTTCATTGCGTTTCACCCAATGGCTTACATCTGCTTTTGTTTTTCCGATCCTTCGGCCTATTTCAGCTAGGCTCATACCGCATAAATCCCATTTTTGAGACTGCAAAGCCCAAAGAATTGCAACGACGCGGATGCCTATTGCGCTGACGGTTGCGGATGAAAGGCCGGATGATCCCGCGATTCCTTCCAGCATTTTTTTAAGTTGAGATGCCGCATCTCCTGAATGGATTGAGTCGATATATTCCTCAAGAAACTCCCTGCTTTCTTCCGGCAGAGAATCCATGACATATCGCAGATCAATTTCCCTAATGGGATCATGCGTTGGAGAGTAAGGTTGCCGAAGAGCTTCAATGGAATCATTGACCCAAGCTCTTCCTGCTTCCTGCGGTGATGCGCTGATCATATTTTTATGGTTATGAAACGCTAGTGTTGCGATCCATCGCCGCTACAGCACGTGGTGATTTGAGCTGGCAAGGATATTTTTTCATTTTCCTTGTTTTAATTTCTGCACCTCGCCGCGGAGGTAACGGAGGGAATACTCAATCGACTGAAACACTCTGCAAGTGTAGAAGTCGTTTTGTTTGTCGGCATATTGGTCGATGTCTTTTAACTCATCCTCCAGCGGCATCTCCTGCTTTGGCAACGGGCGGCGGGTGCGGAAGCGGCGGTTAAATATGTTTGCTGGCCTGCCTTGCCAATACCCAGATACATCTTCCCACCGTTCGATTTCAAAAGTGGATGCTTCGTCCCCCCGCTGGACAAGCTCTTTTGTGTGGGTGAACTCTCGCCATTCGGGTTTAACTTCGCTCTGAACTGCTTCTCCACACGCCTTGCAATAGGTTCCATTTCCTATTTGCTCGCAGTGCTTATGCTCGCACCCTTTCCGCGCTGGACACTCCTTATTCCCTTCGTGGATGAAACCGCCAGCGTCCCCGAGTCGCGGCACGTTATGAAAGACGCGCTCGCCGCAATAGGAGCATGTTGGATAGCTCACGGATTCCTCTGGCGCGGGTACGAGTGCGGCTTCGGCTTTCACGGCAAGGTCATGCCAATAGTCTGAGTTCTTGCAGCGTAAGGCTTCGGCCTCCCAATGATTTGCAGATTGTTCTACCTTGTTCAGAAGCTCCCTGAGCCTTGCGACCTCGTTCTCTGCTTCTCGCTTCTGGAACATCTGGTCGTCGGCAGACTTGTTGGCGATTTCAAGAGCGTCGTGAAGTCTGTTTATCGTGAAGTCTGCGAGAGAATGCTTTCCCTCTCCAGTTTCGGAGTGTGTGGTTTCGGTGTTCATTTGGTTAGTTGGTTGAGTTGTTCATATTCTGCGTGAAGTTTTCTCCAGTCTTCTATTTTCATACGCCCTACTCCTGCCGAAAACAGCCTCTCCAGCAGCTCGCGGAGCTTCTGGTTCTCCTCTTTAAGATTCCCATAAAGATCCTCCAGTTTAGACCTTTCTTCCTTATACTTAGTGTACCACTCGTTTTGAGCGGCCCACTTTGCTTGATCAAAGCCAGCCTGAAAACTTGGAGTGTGATAAAATCCAGCTTCGATAAAATCACCTCCCAAGATAATATCCTTGAGCCTTTTAACTTCAGCCTCCGCCTTCTGCCTCGCCTCGCGCTCGCGGCAGAGGTCGGTTCTGGCAATCGCATGGCCGTCAAAGGCAAGTGCTAGACCGCAAGACATTACGCGGTCTGCAAAATGCTTCATTTCAATTTGTTCACTCCCGCAGTGAGGGCATTTAGGGAAAACTGGTGAGGGATTCATTTGGCTTTTAAATTTTCTTGGGCCTCATCCAGCAATTCGATTGCGTCGTAAGCGGCAACCGTGATCGCTCTAAGCCCGTGGTGTTCATATTGGAGCGGATTGGTCTTTCTCCATTCGGTTTCGTCTACGATTTCATAGACTACCGTTATGTATTTAAGTGGGTTTTCTTTACTCATATTAGTGTTTAATGAAGTGAGCGGCGGCGTAGATCAGCACCCAAGGTGCGGCGATGAGAATCAGGGGAATCAGCGGCTGATAGTGGCGTTTCATTCTGGATCCTCCTCCATCAGTTCAATCGCCGCGATGTGTGCGCCGCATGGGAGATCAAACTCCTCATTTGCGGATTTAATTCCCTCCATGAATCCGATGCGGAAGGCTTGCTCCCAGCGATCCATGTGGTCGATGTGGCCGCTTCCGTCTTTTCCGAGGTAGCGGATTCCCTCCTGCTTCCATTTCTGAAGCCAGAGTGGGTCTTGTTCGGTGTTTTTGCTCATATTGCGTTCTAGGGGTTGGTTTTTAGTGTGACTGCTGTTGTGATGATGAAAGCTCCGGCCCAGTAAAGGGCATCGGCCTTGCTGACGAATGACCAACGAAGGGCGTTGGCGGCGTAGAGGGCCAGGAGGATGAAATTCATGGCGCGGGGGTCGGTGATTGTGTTCATGCTGCCTTCACCTCCTGCTTTGATTTGCTGGCCAAGTATTCCCGCTGAGTCGATTTCGGCCATTGATCGAATCGGAACGTCGCCGATGTCGGATGAACGGCGAGCGATTCGGGATAGTTCTCTCCACGCCATCTAAGGGCATCCTCCTCGTCGATTCCTTGGCCCCTAGCAGCCCCGCTATCAAGTTTTCCAGTCAATGCCGCGTAATCCATGCCCTCATCCTCCCATCGGCCTTGATTTAGCCATGTGGAGGGGTGCGGGATAAATGCACCACGCTCTTTCAGCCAGTCGGGAGATTGACGAGCCTTTCGGATCGCTGAAAGCACTCGATCAAGAGGAGGCTTGGCTTTTTTCCATGAGTTCAATGCCGCTCCCTTTCCAACCTTTCTCGGGTAAGCCCTCCAAAACTCATCAAACCCTGCATCATTCGCCGCAGGCGATGATGAAGTCTGTCTCTGCTCTGTCTCTCTCTCTCCCTCTGTCTCTGGGATAGCAAGTTGATAGCAACCTGCTAGCGTGTTGCTAGCATCACCTTCCACCACTTCAAAGAATCCCCTCTCTATCAACGGTTTAAGCCCATCTCTGGCTTCCTTCTGAGTAATGCGAAGCCGAAAGACGATCTCGTCTGTCGTTGCATCAAACACCCCGTCGGATTGTTCGCTTGCTAGCAACCAGAGCAAAGGTGCTAGCGACTTGCTAGCAAACGGAAGCCCCATGAAATCCCGATTATTAAGAAGATCCCTGTGGAGCTTGATCCACGGAGGGCATCTATCTTTGTAATGCTGGAACTTCTCCCAGTTTTTCGGGTGGAGTTTCATTAGGATGCTATTGAGAAAAGATCCCCCTGGGCCTTCGCGTTCTTTAGGTTCTGAACCGCTTGCTTGAAGTAGGAATCCTTCAGCTCGGCCCCAATAAACTTCCTGCCAAGGTTTAAAGCCCCGTATCCCTCGGAGCCTATTCCCGTGAACGGAGAAAAAACCGTGTCCCCTTCATTGCTCCAAAGCTCGATTGCCCGTTCGATGACATCCAACTGAAGAGGGCAGATATGTTTCTCATCGGCTGAATCCCGCGCTCCGTCACGGTTCAGGACTCGCCCCTGATCAACCGTCATCCAGACAGGCGATGCCACCTCCTGCCACCAATCAACGGGATACTTCGTCGGGTCTTTGGTGATCGGTTTCGGATTATCGCCTTCCTTTCGGAATACGATCAGATAGTCCGCGCACCCGACTCGTGACATGGAGGAATCGCTCTTGAGCGTCTTGTAAAGAAGCCCGTGAGCCTTCGTGCGCTGCATCTCTGTGACTGGCGACTTCCAGATGCAAATGCGGGAGTGAAAGAAAAATCCAGCCTTCCACATGGCGCGGATGATCTCGCCGCTGAAGTCTTGGAACTGGATGGCCCCGTGCTTCCACTTGGTCGAGAGTAGATCGACGCAATGGATCGCCACCTCGCGCCCTGGCACCATTATCCTATGCAATTCCTTCAGCAGAATCGTGAAGTGCTCCATGAACTCCGTGACATCGGAGCAGTTACCCATGTCCTGTAGATCGTTGGAGTAGGTGAAGAGGTCGGCAAACGGAGGCGAAAAGACGCTGAAGTCGATGGAGTTGTCGGGAATGGTCTTTGCCACCCTGACGCAATCTCCGTGATGGATAGTGAATCCATCCCCCGTCTCGGTTGTAATATCTGTTTTCATTGTTAGTTCTTTCTGGTTTTGGTGAGTGAAAGCGAGTGATGCCGCTTTCATTTTTTCCTGCATTTCTGCGTGTTGATTGATTTTGCGTTGGATGGTTTTCAGGATTGCTCCCTCTGTGGATGCTTGGACGATGTAAGCATTCACCTCTTTTGATTGGCCGAATCGGTAGGTGCGCCGGAGGGCTTGATAAAAGTCCTCAAACGAGTAGGAAAGCCCGACAAATGCGACGTTATGGCAATGTTGAAAATTCATCCCATAGCCACATATGCCTGGCTTGCTAACCAGCACACGGATGGACCCATCAAGGAATCCGTCGATTGCTCGCTCCTTGTGCTTCGTTGAATCGCTCCCTTTGATCTCCACCGATCCCGTGATGGCCTCCTTCAGGAGTTCGCTTTCCTCGTTAGTATTGCACCAGACCAGCCAAGGATCATCGGATGCGTTGGCGAGTTCTGCCACCTTTGCGACGCGATCCTTGACGGTCTCACGAAGCTCTCGGTGCATGGTCGTCGCCGAGAGAGTGGCGTGTTTGAATAACTCCTCGCTCCCCTCGACGGCCACCTCGTCAACTTGGACGATGCAAGTCTGAAGGTTCAGCTTCGGGAGAATGTATCCATCATCATTGAATCCGATGTCTGAAGGTTTGGATACGCAAGCGGCCCAGGATGCCACCCATGCCCAAAAGACTGGCTCTGCGTGTTTCTTCAGCCTCCAATCACCCGTGTTAAAGGTGTCGTTGATGAAGAACTCGGCCAGCATTTGAGCCGGAGAGCAGATCCCGAGGAAGTCAGCGTGTTGTCCGAACTCCGTGTAGTCGTTTGGTGACGGTGTCGCCGTGCAGCAGAGACGATATGGAGTATTTGCAAAGGTATCTGTGAGCTTCCTGCGTGTCTTTCCAGTGAAGTTCTTCAGGATAGAGCTTTCATCCAGCACCACTCCCGAAAACCATGAGCAGTCGAAGTGATCGAGCTTCTCATAATTTGTAATGTAGATTTGGGCCTTCTTGATGTCCTCATCGGATTCAGCGACGCTGGCGATGTAACCAAACTTCCCAGCCTCGCTCGCTGTCTGATGCGCGACCGCCAATGGGGTCAGGATTAAGACTGGTTTTTTTGAGTGCTGGACTACCTGATGCGCCCATTCAAGTTGCTGGAGTGTTTTGCCGAGACCGCAATCCTCAAAGAGAGCGGCGCGGCCCTGTTTCACTGCCCACTTCACGACGTGCTTCTGCCAGTCGAAAAGCGGAGCGGTAATGGGTATCGGTTCGAATCCGTGCGACTGAGCGCGGCGGGTCTTTCCTTGGATGAACTCGTCGTAGTTCATTCTGCTCTCCTGTGCCACTGCCTTGCGGTGCGCTGCACCCTCTCCAGCATGCGCTTGATCTGGCTCTCATAGCGTCCACGCCACTCGATGAACTCCTCCGGCGTGACTCGGGAAGTGAGCTTGTATCCTGAATCCGTTCCAATGATCCTGCCTTCCGACATCTCCGCTAGCTTGCGGATGTGCCTGTCGGTCATGTCCAGGTCGGCGCATAGATCCTTGGCAGTGATCCAGTCGTCAGCCCATGTCAGTCGATCTTCTAGCCGCTGGAGGTCAACGTCGTATGAGATACCCCTCGAGGCGATGGGAAGTGATAGTTGCGCGATCATTTCCCTCCCTCCTTCTTCACCTCAACTCTGAAGTTCCCAAAGTAATACGCCTTGGAAGTCAGACCGCGCTTATCCATGAAGGCGTTGCATTTCCTCTTCATTTCGGCGGCGAATCCGCGAGGAAGGTCAAACGACTCATCAGCGTCGGCGTGAACCGCGAGCATGATGTGATTCATCCTGCGCGTCGCGGCAATCATTTGGACTCCTTTCCAAATCGCTCCTCAAAAGGAACGAAATCAGCTTTGCGCTTCGCATTTTTTTCTACCCTCGCAAGACTAGAGAAAGCCTCCGCAAGAATGTGGCAAGCCTCGGCCAAGTGCTGATCTACACCGCATTGGTCTCCCTTCTCCTGAAGCCTCGTTAATTGCGTCAGGATGCCGACGGCGGTCGCTTTGATGTCTCCGATAAAGCAGGAGACCATGTAGGGAGATGGAGCGTCGGAATCGCCATATCGCTCCGCCTTGATTCGCTTCGCCTCGTATCTCCATTGTTCTTCTTCCAGATGCCGCTCCCTGTGGATGGCATCTCCCATTGCCCTAAGTGTGACGGTCTTGCTCATGGCTAGAAGGGCAAATCTGAGTCGGCAAGATCCGGCCCATGGTTGACTTCATCATCCGCCTTGATGCTAGGCTTCTGCCCTGCGGTTGATCCTGCGGCTTCTGCCCCCTTCCTCTCCTTAGTTTCGACGCGAGGGAGAGGTTGGGCGGCAGTTGGTTTTCGCGGTGGACTACTCGCCACCTCCCCGTCGTCGTCATCGTCTGCGGCAATGCCTAGCACAGCGGCGATGGCGTAGCGTCTGGCATAGGTGAGGGCAGACCCGTATCCCTGCGCCGTGTTCTGCTGGACGGGTAGGAGTAGGGTGGATGATGTGGACTCTCCTGATGTGTGAATGATCTTGGTAGTCACCCCCACCCTGTCTTCATCGGAGATCGGCTCCTGGCTGATTGCCAGCCCGTGCTTTTTCAGCACAGGCCGGATGGAATCAAGGATTGCATCAAGGGAGGCGTATCGGTTGCGAAAATGCGGATTCGTCGCATTCTTCTGCACGTTCTGAAGCTCCCCAAGAGCCGACACGAGTGCCGTTGAAAGTGTGTTGCTCATGGTCAGTCCTTTTTTGTCCACGCAAGGGATGAACTTCCCTGCACGGTTGTTTGAACTAACCCTGCTTGAATTGCCGCCTTATCAACACTTGTGCATCGATAGCAAATCCCAAAAATCAGGAGGCAGATAGATGCGACGATAGACGCAACGCTTAGGTGGACTATTGATTCGGAATCCATATTAAAAAGGAATTTGGTCTCCGTCGTCGTTGCGATCCTCTGCCTGATACGAAGGGCGAGGCTTGTTTCCTACGATCTTAAGATTCCCGAGGATGACGGGCTTCACTCCGGCGTTTCGCTCTTCAAGGCTGATGGACTCCTTGATGGTTCCGCTCTGGCCGTATTGATCGACGGCTCCATCGTCGTTGAGGAAGATGGTGATCGGGAAAAACTTTGCAGTTGATCCGTCTTTCAGGACTTTAGTGGTGATCTTGTCCTTGTTGATTTTTGCGAGGTTAAGTGATGCGATTATGATCATTGTTTTGTTTGGTTGGCGGGTTAGGCTGCTTTCTGGTTGAGTTGAGTTAATGCGGCCTTGATAGGGCCAATCTTGCGCGACATAAGCGCGGAGCGGATTGCAAGGCGTTCAAGGGTTGCCTCATGGCGTCGGCGTTCCTCATCGGTCAGGACATCCATCCGTGTATTAG